GTCGAGGAGGACGGAGGACGCGAGCGGTTTATCACGGACGAGGGCGAGGTCGTCGCCGGGCGGCGGGCCTTGCCAGAGGAGGAGGGCCCGGCGTGCGCCGTGGGCTTTGTGCCTCATTGGAAAACGTGCCCGGCGGCGGACAGATTTCGGAGGAGGTAAGGGTATGGAAATCGAGAGGGCGTTCGAGATACTCGACCCGCTCCACCGGGAGCACTACGAGAGTATCGAGCCGGTAAATGAGGCGTGCAGATTGGCGCGGGTGGCGCTCTATAAACAAATGAAAGGGAAACCGTACCCGGACGGAGACCGAGGTATCGTAGCTTGCCCGAATTGTAAGAGCGGAGAGTACCTATACAATGAGGACGGAAACAGAAACGAGTATTGCGGTCAATGGGGAAAGCGCATTGATTGGGAGTAAAAAGAAAGCCTCCGACGCTTGAGCGAGCGTCGGAGGCGTAACCGCCCCGAAAGGTGATTACTTATACCTATATTATATTACCACACTCCGGGGGCGGTGGCAAGGGCGAAAAAGAAAAGCGCGAGGGCGCTTATTCGGGCTCGTATGGAATATTAACGAGCCGACCATACAGGCCACGGAGGGAAAGGCTATGCGGACAGTCTATCGGGAAAAGCGGTATTATTGCGGGGAATACCTCGACGTGTTCATTTTCCCGGTTTATAGCTCGGGAAAGCGGGGCTCTCGGGGCCGGAAAGGAAAGCCGACCTCCGCCGCGCAAAAGAAACTCAATCAGCGGCACAGGGAGGAAAAGCTCGTCCGGCTCCTCCATGCCAACTTTACGCCGGAGGATTTAGAATTGCACTTGACGTATGCGGAACAGCCGGAGGACGACGAGGCCGCGAAACGGGAACTCGCGAATTTCCTCCGCCGGGTGCGCCGGTATCGGAAAAAGAACGGCCTCCCGCCGCTGAAATATATCGCCGTCACAGAGCGCGGGAAACGGGGCGGTCGCTATCACCACCATGTCACGATAAACGGGGGTATCGACCGGGACGTTTTAGAAAGCCTTTGGGGGCTCGGCTATGCTAACTCCCGCCGCTTGCAGTTCACGGAGAACGGCCTCGCCGGTCTCGGAAATTACATCGTGAAAAGCCCGGTCGGGGGCAAGGCGTGGAACGCCTCGAAAAACCTCGTCGACCCGGAGCCGAGGACGCGGGACGGGCATATCTCCTCCCGCCGCGCTCGGGAGCTTTCGCAAGACACGACGGACAGCGCGGAGTATGAAAAGCTCTATCCGGGGTATTTTCTCTCGGAGGCCGGGGCTTTCCACAATGACGTAAACGGAGGATATTACATAATCGCGAGATACTACCGCAAAGACGGGGTATTTATCAAACCAAAACGGAAACGGAGGGCTCGAAAATGAAACTCAACGAATACGCGCAGGCGGTGCATGAGAACGCGGTCGCGCACGGCTGGTACGACGACGGTATCGAGTTCCCGGAAGTCGCCGCGCTCATTCACTCGGAGATTTCCGAGGCGCTCGCGGAGTACCGGGAGGGAAACCCGCTCATTTACGGGTGTTGTGGGATACCGGGCGCGGTATGCGAGCACGCGGAGGAGTGCGACAAGCCGGAAAACGAGCGCACTTGCAAGCCGGAGGGCCTCGCCGTGGAGCTTTGCGACGCTATCATGAGGATTTTAGACTATCTCGCGTATATGAAAGTCGACGTGGAGGCGGTGCTCGAGGCAAAGCACGCCTACAACCTCGGGAGACCGTATCGGCATGGAGGGAAAAAGGCATGATAAACTATTTCGACGCGGCGGAGAAAACGCTCCGCTCGCGAGGCGTGCTCGAAACGGCTCTCGAAAACCTCGAGCGGCGGCGGGAGCGGATTATCGCACAAAGCGGCCCGGCGGGGTATCCGTCGCCGGACTTCTCGAAACCCTATGCAAGCGTCGGCGCGGTGAACGACGCTCTTTCGGCGTGCCTTGAGCTCGCGGAGGTTACGCGGGAGATAGAGCGCACGGAGGAGGCTATCGGGGAGATAGACCGGGTTATCGGACAGCTCGAGCCGGAGGAGCGGGAGATTATCCGCCTATGGTACATCGAGCGCAAGAGCAAAGAGGAGATAGCCGGGGCCGTGAGCTACGCCTCGACCCGGAGCGTCTACGACTTGCGTAATACCGCCGTCGCTCGCTTTGCCTTGCTCTATTTCGGGGCGGCGGCTCTCCCGTCTGTATAGCGTATTCGCGCGTATTATCGCGAACTAAAAAAAGAGTACATGGAAACTTGCATTTTTACCGTGGTATCATGTACCCGTAAAGAGAGGCGGAACACAACCCTCGCCGCCGTGCGCCCTACATGGAGAGAGCCCGTAGTACACGAGTGAGCTCAATCCGTGCGGGGCGTTCTCTTTGCGCGCATGGAGGGACAGAGTATGCGGGCATTTGCAAAGGCTTTCTACGAGTCTCCGGCATGGCGCAGGACGCGGGCCTATATCCTCAAGCGGGACGCGGGCCTATGCGTGCGGTGCGGTGCGCCGGGGGTTATCGTACACCATAAGCGGGAGCTCACGCCGCAGAACATAGACGACCCTATGATTTCTCTCAACGCGGACAACCTCGAGACGCTTTGCCGCGCGTGCCACGCGATAGCGCACGGAGCAAAGCCGCCGCTCGCGGAGGGGCTCGCGTTCGATGAATACGGGAACGTCGTCGAGGCGGGGCTCATGCCGAAACCGGCGGTCGACGATGACGAATTTTATTAGACCTCCCCCCGGTCTCCTCGAAAAATACCCGCCGCTCGTAACCGCGCCTCAACCCTGTTTAGAACCGCCCCGGTCGCGCACATAAGGGGGGGTCAAGCCGGGAGGGGCGGCAGAAAAGGAGGCTCCGAAATGGCAAAAGTTAGCAAGAAATACGAGGACATGACGGTCGAAGAAAAGACAAAAAAAGTCGAGCGCCGTATAAAGGTATTATTCCGGGAAATCCCGAAAGAAAAACGGCAGTTCGTCGACGCGCTGATTTACCAGTTTTCCGTGACGACCGTAACGCTCGAGCGGCTCGTCGAGGAGCTCAATAACGGGGCCATTTTGGAGGATTTCACACAAGGAAAACAGCAGTTCCGCCGCGAAAATCCCGCCTTGAAGTCGTATAACACGACGATAAAATCCTTTACCGCGCTCACAAATCAGCTTATCGGACTCCTCCCGGAGCCGGAGAAAAAGAGCGCCGGAGACGAGCTCATGAGCTTTATCACAAAGCCGAAAGGGACGGGTAAGCCGTGAACTACGTCCGCGAGTATTGGCGGAAAATCGAGAGCGGCGAAATCGTCACGAGCCGCCGGGTAAAGGCGGTTTACGGGCGGCTCATGGCGGAAATGGACTCCCCCGCCGCCGACTCCCCGTATTATTTCGACGAGGAGACCGGCGAGCGCCCGATTATCTTCATCGAGCGGTTTTGCAAACAGTCACAAGGCACGCTCGGGGCCCCTCTACGCCTCGAGCTTTTCCAAAAGGCATTTATACAAACTCTTTTCGGGTGGCTCTTGAAAGAGACCGGGTATCGGCGCTTTCGAGAGACGCTCTTTTTGGTGGGCCGGAAAAACGGCAAGTCGACCCTCCTCGCGGCGCTCGCGCTCTATATGCTCGTCGCCGACTACGAGGGCGCGGCGGAGATATACTCCGTCGCCACGAAGAAAGACCAAGCCCGGAAAACGCTCACCGAGGCCGTGAACATGGTCAAGCAGAGCCCGGAGCTCCGGGCCATCATCAAGAAACGCCGGAACGATATTTACTTTCCGGCGACGGCCTCCACATTCGAGGCGCTCGCCTCGGACTCGAATACCCTCGACGGCCTCAACTCGCACGCTGTCATTATCGACGAGCTCCACGCGATACGAGACCGCAACCTCTACGAAGTCATGAAACAGTCGACGAGCTCGCGGCGGCAACCCCTCGTTATCATGATTACCACGAGCGGGACGGTGCGCGAGTCCGTTTTCGACAACCTGTACGGCCTCGCGTGCGACATAGCCGACGGCAAGGTAACGGAGGACACTTTCCTACCCGTGCTCTACGAGCTGGACGCGCGGGCCGAGTGGACAGACCCGCAGGCGTGGATAAAGGCAAACCCCGGCCTCGGGACGATTAAGCAGTACGCGACCCTCGCGGCCTTTGTGGAGCGGGCGAAGAAAAACCCGGAGGACTTGCCGGGCGTGCTTTGCAAGGATTTCAACGTCCCGGAGACCTCCGCGTCGGTGTGGCTCTCGTTCGAGGACATAAAGAACGACGCGACCTTTACCATGCAGGACGTATATAACACCTACGCTATCGGCGGGTGCGACCTCTCCGCGACGACCGACCTAACGTGCGCGACGCTCCTCATTCGCCGGAGCCGAGAGGACGAGACCGTCTACGTTTTACAGCACTATTTCATACCGCAAAAGCGGATAGACCAACTCGACGAGCACAACTCGCAAGAGGCCCCGTACAAGATATGGGCGGAGCGGGAACTCCTCACGATATGCGACGGGGCCCGCGTCGACTATTCGGCGGTGACGGCGTGGTTTTGCCAAATGCGGGACGAGTTCAAGATAGACGCTTTCGCGGTGGGATACGACCGCGCCCTCGCCGGGTATTGGGTCGACGAAATGAAAGCAAACGGCTTTGATATGCGGGCGGTCGCGCAGGGGCCTTTTACATGGTCTCAACCAATGCGGGAAATGGGCGCGGCCTTTGCCGACAAAAAGGTCAACTACAACCGAAATCCCGTGCTCGTGTGGTGCCTCTCAAATACAGCGGTCAAAAAGAGCGGGGTAAACAACATACAGCCGGTCAAGGTCTCGGACAGGCGCAGGATTGACGGCGCGGTATCTCTCCTCAATGCGTGGGTTATCTACGTCCGGGATAACGAGGACTATATGTATCTTGTGGGGTGACAGCATGAGAGAAAAACGAAGTCTTTTCGAGACGATTTTCGGGAAAAAGCGGGACGACAACAAGAATTACTCGGCCTATAAGCTCTTGAGCTCGTGGGAGTCGACCTTTATACCCTATTCGGGAAACGCATGGGATATAAATACCGTGCGCTCGGCGGTGGACGCTTTCGCCCGGCGGGTATCCACGGCACAGCCCCGGCACGTCCGGCAGACGGAGGAGACCACGACGGCGGTACACGACTATTTAGACCGGGTATTACAGTTCCGGCCTAACAGGTATATGACCGCCTCCGAGTTTTACTACAAGCTCGCGGCTCAATACAAGGTCTATAACAACGCGATAGCGTACCCGATATTCGACTCGGCAAACCGGCTCGTCGAGATTTACCCTATCAACGCGCAGTATTTCGAGCTCCTCGAGTACATGGGCGTTATGTATTGCCGGTTCCGTTTCGCGACCGGCTCCTCGTACATCTGCGAGTATTCCCGGCTTATCCATATCCGGCGGCATTTCCTCGAAAACGATATTTTCGGGGACAATAACAAGCCCCTCGAGACCGTGCTCAAGACGGCGAACACGTTCAATCAGTCTATGAGCAAATTCGCGGAGCTCGTCGCTATCATCCGGGGCGTGCTCAAGGTCTCGAACGCAGTCAAAACGGAGGACTTGAACAAGCGCCGCGACGACTTTATCCGGGACAACCTCCGCATGGAGAACAACGGAGCGGGCGTTATCGTGACCGACGCAAAGTACGACTACACGCCGATACAGGACAAAACGACCCCTATCCCCTCGACGCAGTTAAATTACATCAAAGAGGAGATTTACGACTATTTCGGCGTGTCGAAACCTATCGTCGAGAACACCGCGACGGCGGCGGAGGAGTCGGCATTTTATAACGGCGAGATAGCTCCGTTTTTCCGCAAGATGACGCAAGCGTTCTCGAATTGTATCTTTTCAGAACGGGAGTTCGGGCACGGAAACCGGGTCGTGTTCTCTACCAACTCGATACAGTTCGCGACGCTCTCCGACAAGGTGAGCGCGGCGAAGTTCTTGACGGAAATCGGCGCGGCGACGCTCGACCAAATCCTCACTATGTTTGATATGCCGACCATCGGCGGCGAGGAGGGGGCCAGGCGGGTGCAGACCTTGAACATGGTAAACGCCGAGCTCGCGGACAAGTACCAAACCGGCGCGGAGACCGACCCGCCGCCGGAGAAAGACCCGGAGCCGCCGGAGGGCGACCCGGAGGGAAACGAGCCGCCGGAGGGCGGCGGAGAGGAGGGCCAGAAATGAACATCAAAGAGGGGCGCGAATACCGCGCCTTGCAGGACTTCTCCCTCGTCCCCCGCGAGGAGGGCTCCGAGGAGTACCGCGTAAAGGGTACGGCGGTCGTGTTCGACACGCCGACCGTTATCGCGGAGTATGACGGTATCAAGTATTGCGAGGTTATCGACCGGCACGCTTTCGACGAGTGCGACCTCTCCGACGTGATTATGAACTATAACCACGCCGGGAAAGTGGTCGCCCGGCTCCGAAACAAGACGCTCGCCCTCGACATTAACGAGCGCGGGGTCGATATTGAGGCAAATCTCGGCGGCACGACCGCCGGGCGGGAGCTGTACGAGGAAATCGACGGCGGCTATGTGGATAAAATGTCCTTTTCGTTCACGGTGCGGGAGGCGAAGTACGACAGCACCACGCACACGCGGACGATTACAAAGGTCAAGAAACTGTACGACGTTTCGGCGGTGGATATTCCCGCCTATAACGAGACCTCGATTGCGGCGCGGAGCTTTTTCGCGGTGGAGCACGAGAAAGAGCTTGCGGCTTTGGAGCAAGCCCGGCGGCGTAAGAGGTTGATAGCACTCACCTATTGACAAAAATTATGGAGGTAACGAAATGAACATCGAGAAAAGACTCGCAGAAATCCGCGCTCGCAAGGCTGAAATCCGCTCCATCATCGAGAAAGACGATAAGGCGGATATGGACGCTCTCGAGAAAGAGCTCCGCGAGCTGAACGAGGAGGCCGAGGGCCTCGAGCGTCGGCAGAACATCGAGCGTATGCTCAACAGCGGCGCGGCGGTCGCTAATCCCGTGAGCGTGAACACTCCCGAGAGCCGCTCCGAGGAGGTAGACGAAAAGCTCTACCGTTCCGCATGGCTGAAAACCTTGCAGGGTAAGCCCCTCACCGACGCGGAGCAGAGGGCTTATAGCCATTATCCCGGAGACGACCGCAAATCAAATCATCAAGAAAATGTACGAGGTCGCGCCCATCCTCGAGCGGTGCCGTATCTTCCACGTTCCCGGCAATATGAAATTTGCCGTTGAGGGGACGAACGACGACGCGGCTCTCCACACCGAGAACGCGGCTATCACTCCGGCGGGCGACTCCCTCGCGTCCGTAAACCTGACCGGCTACGAAATCGTAAAGCTCGTGAAAGCCTCCCGCGCGTGCTCCGAAATGG